GACGCGGATCCCGCGCCGCCCTGCCCTACCCCGCCTATACGCCTCAAGGAGGACCCATGGAACCCCAAGCACCTCAGGTCGACGCCGTCGCGATCATCGACGCTCTGACCGCCGAGATCGCCGCGCTGACCCGCCGCGCTGTCATCGCTGAGCAGCGCGTCCGTGACCTGGAGCAGCGGCTCCAGGGCTCAACCGGTACGAAGGAGAGCAAGTGACAGTACAGTCCGTGGCCGCGACCATCGCACGCCGCATCTGCGAGCAGGAGAACGTCGGGTACAGCCAGCCCGAGCGGAGGTCCTGGTACGCGAACGCCGACTGGGCGGGGCGCGTGTCCAGCCCGCAGAACGCTGACTGCTCCAGCCTCGTGTGCGGGGCGATCTGCTATGGCCTCCACGACACCTACGGGGTGCCGTGGGGCCACCAGGCGCTCCTGGAGATCAACGACCACTGGACCGGTAACATGCGCGGCGGCATGGAGCTGCGCGGCTTCAGCGAGGTCCCGTGGAACGACGCCGACCTAACTCCGGCCGGAGGCTTCCGCGTCGGTGACGTGATCCTCTCTGCCGCTAACGAGGGCGGCGTCGGCCACGTCGTGATCGCCGTCGAGGACGGCGGGGACCCGCTCGTCTCCGAAGCATGGATTGCTGAGGACGGGTCTATCGACGGCTACGCCGGCGACACCACGGGCCAGGAGACCCGCACCGTCCGCTACAGCACGCACCCGCACACGCGGGCCGGTCGCTGGACCTCCTGCCACCGGTTCAGTGACCAGAAGTTCCTGTCGCAGTGGCCGTCATTCGCCCCGAAGCAGGGCGGGCAGATCAAGCCGTCCGCCGCCCCCGCAGCACGGCCGGCGCCATCGCCGTCGGCACCTCAGCACGCTCACGGGATCGACATCTCCAGTCACCAGGCCGGCCTGAACGTCGGGGCGATCTGGGCCGACTTCGTGATCGTCAAGGCGACCGAGGACGACGACTACGTGAACCCGTACATGGTCTCCCAGGCCAACGCGACGCTCGGGGCGTCCAAGCGGCTGGGCTTCTACCACTTCGCCCGCCCGGGCGACGCGGCTGCCCAGGCGCGCTACTTCGTGTCCGCCGTCGGCTCCCTGCGTAGCCGGGCCACGCTCTGGCTCGACTGGGAGGCGAACGCCGTCGCCCAGGGGCCCGGCTGGGCGAAGCAGTTCCTCGACACCGTCCGATCCCTGACCGGCTCCACGCCGGGAATCTACATGAACGGCTCCGCCGTCAACGGCTACGACTGGTCCGCCGTCGCTCGCGAGTACCCGCTCTGGTACGCCGGCGGCCCGGACTACTCGGACTACGGGTCCTCCTACTCGGACCCCGCTGTCCCGAACGTCTCCTACTGGGGTCAGCCGCTCATCCACCAGTACACCGAGGACGGCCGCCTGCCGGGCTACTCGGGCACCCTCGACCTGAACCGCTGCCGCGACCGTGCCGCCATGGACCGGATGATCGGGGGAGGGGCTCCTGCCACCGCAACCGCCTCGACCCCCTCAGGTGAGGCTCAGCTCGTCGTGGACGGGGACTACGGGGCCGCCACGATCGGTCGCCTGAAGGCGGTCATGGGCGCCGTCGGGTACGCGGAGGTCTACGCCGTCGCCAACCTGCGCCGCTTCCTGAACAAGGCCGTGCCGCCGGCGACGACCCGCCAGCTGACCGGCATGGACCGCCTGCCCGAGGACCGCGGCTGGGACGCTCCCATGGTGAAGGTCTTCCAGTACCTCGTGCTCGCCTGGAACAAGCCAGGCGTGCCTGCGGGCTGGGACTTCGGTGACTGGGTCGACGGCGACTTCGGCGAGGCCACGGTCAAGGCGCTCCAGATGGCTCTGAACGCCTCCAAGGCCAACAGCTTCAGGCTGTGGTGAGGTCGTGACATCCGTGTGACCTATAAGTACCTCACGGACTCATAGGGATACACTAAGGGCGGGGACTCAGACGGGTCCCCGCCCTTACCTATGGAAGGAGCACATGTGAAGTACGCATCCGCGACGTTCTGGGAGGGTCTCGCCGAGCGAGGCATCTCCACCTTCGCGCAGTCCCTCGTCGGCGCCTTCGCCGTCGGGTCCTCTCTTTTCGACCTGGACTGGAAGGGCGCTCTCGGCATCGCCGGTGCCGCGGCCCTGGCCTCGGTCCTGAAGTCGTTCTCCCTGCCCGAGGAGACCGACCGCGCAGTCCCGACCGCCGAGACCGCTACGGCTGACCTCTACACCCCTCGCCACGTCTCCGGACTGGCCGGCTGAGGTAGCCCCATGATCCCAGTGGAGCAGTCCTCGTCGCCGATCCTCACCGTGCTCGCCTCGCCGGAGGTCATCACGGCGGGGACTGCTTTGCTGGCGGCCCTCATCACCTGGCTCAGGATGACGATCAAGAGGCAGCAGGCGCGGCTGGAGGAGAGGATGTCCAGGATGAACGTACACGTGGCTAGAGCGGCCGCTGCGGCCGAGTCGGCCTCGGAGGGCATCCACAACAACCACGACTCGAACCTGCGGGACGACCTCGACTCCAAGTTCGGGCAGGTCCTCGACCGCCTGACCCGGCTGGCCGTCTCCGTGGACGACCTTCGAGAGTCTGACCGGCAGTTCGAGGCCCGCATGTCCCGCATTGAGACGCAGATCGAGGGCGTCCGAAATGACGCGCGGACTGATAGGTCCCACCTGTACACAGAGGTCCAGTCATTGCACGATAGGATTGATAGGGTTAAGGGTGATGCCGATCCGTTACGTCAGGAGCCCCAATGACCGCCCCCACCGCCGCGATCACCGGCCGCGTCGTAGGCCCTGACGGCCTGGGCCGTATGGGCCGGATCACCTTCACACCTGCCAGCCTCGGGGCACCTCTACCGGCCCGCGACATCGTAGCTGGTAGGGCTTCCTTCCGGATTGACCCTGACGGGTATCTGGTAGGTCAGACAGGGCCGACGGGCTCCATCGGCCCTGGAAACTATGAGATAGATCTCAATATCCCGGGGGACCTTGGCGCCCACATCCGTACGATTCGGACCTTGGCCGACGGCGAGACACTCAACATCGCCGACCTTCTTACGGCCGCGACCGTACCTACCCCACCCCAGCCGCCCAGCCCAGGACCCGCCCAGCCCCCGGCCCCGCCGTCCCCGGCTCCTACAGAGCACGGAGTCCGCGAGACGGTGTCACCGGGTATCCTTGAGGCTATCAATCGGTCTGAAATCATAGACCTTGGCAATGGCGTTCTCACCTGGAGGTAGAGGCAGTGGCCGATCTCACTTGGTACAGCAGAGAGGGAGCCGACCAGCGCTTCCTGACGAGGAGTGAGGCTGGCAACTTGGCCTCCAAGGCGGAGAGCACTCAGGCCGCCGCCGCCCCCGCGGCGCGGACCGGCGCCGTCAGGGGGGCGGCGGAGGCCGCGCTGCCAGCCGCCGCGGCAGAGGCCACCTACGCGACGAAGGAGGCCCTTGCCCAGGCCCAGCTAGGCGGGGGAGCGCAGGCTCCCGACCTGTCGGCCTACGCCACCAAGGTCGAGATGCAGTCGGCCGACTCGGCGCTTGGGACTCGCATCGACTCCCTGACCTCAACCGTCACCGCAGCCGCGAGCAAGGCCGATGCCGCCGTGACTCGCGAGGACCTGTCCGCCTACCCGACCTCGGCCTCCGTGGCTGAGACCTACGCCACCAAGGCGTCCCTCGGCGACTACCTGCCCAAGACGGAGGCCGCCGGCGTCTACGCCACCAAGACCGACTTGGCCAACGCCCAGCTCAGCGGCAAGGGCGAGGCCCCTGACCTGTCCCACCTGGCCACGAAGGCTGAGATGACCTCCGCTGACGCCGCCCTCGGTCAGCGCATCGACCAGGTCAAGGCCACCGCCGACGCCGCAGCCCCGATGAGTGCCCTCGCCCCCTACCTCACCGCGGCCGACGCCCAGACCACCTACGCCACGAAGGCTGAGGTGGCCTCCTCCGCGCCGGACCTCAGCACCTACGCCACCAAGGAGTCGCTGAGCGGATACCTGACCTCGGCAGCCGCCGCTGAGACCTACTCCACCAAGAAGGACCTCGACGCATACAAGTCTCAGGCCACCTCGACCTTCGCCCCGGCTTCGCTCGCCGGCGAGGTGACCTCAGTCAAGGAGACCGCCGACGCTGCCCTTCCGAAGGACGTCGCCGCCGCGACCTACGCCACCAAGGAGGAGCTGACTCAGGCCCAGCTGACCGGGGACGGGAAGATCCCGGACCTGTCTGGCTACGTCAAGTCAGCCCAGCTGGCCGACTACGCGACCAAGGCCGAGCTCTCCGGCTACGCCAAGGCCTCCGCCCTGGCCCCGATCTCGGCCAAGGCCGACGCAGCGCTTCCTAAGAGCGAGGCCGCGGACACCTACGCCGCCAAGGCCGACCTGACCGGCTACGCCACCTCTGAGTCGGTCTCCTCGACCTACGCGACCAAGGAGGCCCTGACCTCGGCCACCGCTCCCGTCGCCGGCCTGTCGTCGAAGGTCTCATCTTTGGAGACCTCCGTGCAGGGCAAGGCGGACGCCTCCGCCCTCACAGACCTCCTGCCGAAGGCTGAGGCGTCGACCACCTACGCCACCAAAGAAGAGGTGACCGCAGTCCGGGCGGCCATCCCCGAGGCTCAGGACCTGTCGGGCTACCTCACCGCAGAGTCCGCTACTGCTACCTACGCGACCAAGGCTGACGTGGAGGGTGTCCGCTCCGCTATCCCCGCTGCTCCCGACCTGTCCTCGTACCTGACGTCCGCAGCGGCATCATCGACCTATGCGACCAAGGCAGACCTTGCCCAGGCTCAGGCTGGCGGGAAGGTCGACCTGTCGGGGTACGTCACCGCCGCCGACGCTGACGGGAAGTACGCCACGAAGGGGGCCCTGAGCGCCACGGACGCCAAGGCCGCGGAAGCCGCCTCCAAGGCCGATACCGCCGTTCAGCCGGACGCTCTGGCCGCCTACGCGACCGCCGAGGCCTTGGCCAAGGTGAAGCAGGCCGCGGAGGCGGCCGCGGAGGCCGTCGCACCTCCGTTCCGCTCGGGCGAGCGCTACTCCTCACCGGTCACCTACTACTGGCCCGACTACTACGACGAGGCCAAGGGCACCTCGAAGTGGGCGAAGGCTCTCAAGGCCGCCGGCACGCTCGGTATCGTCATCCTGAACAAGGACTCGGGCAACTGGGACGAGAAGAACGGGGACTTCGGCAAGCAGGCCGCCCGGGCTCTCGCCGCCGGCGCCCGGCGTGCGGTCTTCTACGTGAAGACCCAGTACGGCGTCGCCTCGCTCCCCTCCAACGACCCTGCCCGCAACGGCGTCCCGAACCCGGACAAGTACACCAAGGAGTACATCCTCGGGCAGATCGCGAAGTTCACCGAGCAGTACGGTGAGGTCGCGCAGGGCGTGTTCCTGGACGAGACGATCAACGGCTGGGGCGCTCAGGCCGGCCGCGTCCAGTGGTACAAGGACCTGATCGCAGCGATCCGTGAGCAGTATGGCCAGAGCTTCTACATCGTGGTCAACGCGGGCTCGAACATGTCCCCGGAGATGTGCGCCCTGGACTTCGACACCGCGATGATGTTCGAGCAGGACGCCGGCAAGTTCCTCAACGAGGACGCCAACGCCCCGGTCCTGCCGGATCACATGCGCTCCTACCCCTCAGAGAAGTGGTGGGCCGTCATCCACGGCGTGACGAAGGACAACTACCGTCAGGTTTTCGAGAAGCTGGACACGCTCCCCATCGGCCACGCCTACATCACCGATGGCGTCCTGGTTGAGGACCCGAACCGCGGCGGTCAGTGGGAGCCGGTCGGAAACCCGTACGCGAACCCGCCGTCGGAGCAGCTGATCCGGCTCACCTCCTCCTGGATCCGGGGCACCCTCGGCCTGCACCTGGAGGTGGAGGACCTGAAGGCCCAGATCGAGGCCCTGAAGAAGGGTGGCGCCCAGGCCGGAGCACAGCCAGGAGCCGGGCAGGCCGGCAAGCTCCTGGTGCTCGGCCCCAACGACCCGCTCCCCCAGGGAGTCACCGACGACACGGTCATCGTGCGCCGGGAGGCGTGAGACATGCCCCTCATCGAGCCCTACAAGGACTACGGGCAGACGCCAGTGGAGGCCTTCGGCTTCCACTGGCTCACCCGCACCGACGCATGGCACCCAGGCGGTCCCGCGGCCAATCAGAAATGGAACGAGCGTGCGCTCAGGAAGCGCCCCGACGGATCCCTGGAGATCTCCATCTCCACCGTCGGCGGCGAGCCTCTGTCCGCGGAGATCGTATCTGCCGAGTCCATGGGGTACGGGACCTACGAGGCCTCCTACGAGCTACTGGCGCCGGCCCGCATGCGTGACCTGCACAAGAACATCGTGTGGGGCATCTTCCCCTTCGACTGGGAGGACACGTACCCGGGCTACCAGGAGATCGACATTGTCGAGGACTCCTATTGGTCGGGCTACACTGACATGGTCGGCAAGTACACGCTCTACCCGCAGGGGGAGGACTCTGGAAAGCACCTGAGTGACCGAGTGTGGACGCAGTCCGGGAAGGGGGCGACCGTCCGCATGACCTGGACCCCGGGGCGCGTGTTCTGGGAGACCTGGGAGGCGCCTCTCACCGAGGACCGGGCGCGCACGACGCCGGTCGCTCAGGGCGGCTACTACTCCGGGGCCCTCACGGAGGGGATCCCGGTCCCGCGCAGCCAGCGCATGCACATCAACCTCTGGGCGTTCCGCGGCAGGGGCGGCTGGGAGTCGATCCCGGCGACCACCATGCACCTGAAGTCGTTCTCCTACACCCCGTGGGCGGGCGCCTTCGGGGTCCAGATCGGCCAGTCCGGAGCTGGGCGCCTCAGCGTCGTCCGAGGTGGTCGCGAGGTGGCCGCCGTGGTCGGGACTCGCGTGGCCCCGATCGACCCCCGCGCCGCCATCGGCGCCCAGGACGGCGTCTTCGACGCATGGATGGACCGTCCCGATGGGTCGATTCTCATGCGCGCCGTTGAGGACAACGGCGACGGATCAGTCACCATCAAGCACGCACATCCCGTCCCGGCCGTGGACGGGCTCTACTCCCGGGAGGTTCACCTGTAATGGCTGTCACCGCTGAGGTCCGTGTCTACAGCGCCGAGTACTGCGACAAGACGTTCGCCCGCAAGGGTGAGGCCGGCGGCGGGGCCGCTCCGGCTCCTGCCCCGCCCGGCCCCCGCATCATCGTCCTGGGCAAGAACGACCCCGTCCCCGAGGGCACTCCCGCCGGGACTGTCATCGTCCGTAAGGAGCAGTGATGGCTGACAGCGTGTTCCCCACTATCGGGGCTTGGTGGCTGTCTCGAGGCAGTCGGAGAGCGGACGGGATATACGTCCCCGCCAACTCGTCCGCCAGCCCCGTGGACACCGCCGCCCAGCCCCGCGGGTCCGGGAAGTACACCATCGATCTCACGTACACGTCCGGCGTCAACGTCATGGCGATCAGTATCGTCTGGTACGACGCCGCCGGGAAGCGTCAGGCCGTCTCCAGGATGCCGGCCCTCATTAACATCCCAGCAGGGAAGCAGGCGCCTCTCCGCATCGACGTCGAGCTCCCCCCGTCTCAATGGGCCAAGTGGGTACCTGTACTGGAGATCCCCGCCACGGGTGGGCACGACATCCTCATTCATGGCGCGAATATCTACCCGACCCAGCCGCCGGAGCCCGAGACGTCCGTGTTCACGTGGCCGGGGAAGTGGTGGACGAACACCGGGAGGCAGTCGGGGACGGACCTCACAGTCCCTGCCGGCGGCATCTTCGTGCCCTGGGCTACTCAGGCGACGCCGGTAAAGTCCGGCAACTGGGAGGTGGTGTTCACCTACACCGCCGCATCCCCGTCCAGGGTGTCCGCTGCCCACAACAAGTTCAAGGAGGCGGACGAGACCAAGCAGACCGGGCAGTCCAGTATCGGAGACTTCGACCTGCCGGCTGGCTCTAACGTCGCGAAGGCGGTTCGGTTCACCATTCCGACCTCACCGGATCCGCTGTGGACTCCTCAGTTCCAGATGCCGGCAGGATCGCCGGATGTGACGTTCCACAAGATCGAGGTGCACGAGTACACGCCCGAGCCCGAGCCCGCCCCTACGCCTCAGGTGCGAGTCCGGTCCAGCGCGACCTCTGAAGGGGCTGCGGGCTCCGTCCCCGCCCTGTCAGCTGAGTCCAGGGTCGGCGACCTCGCGGTCATCTTCTACGCGAGCCAGTTCGGCAACACGGCCGCAGCACCGCCGGCCGGATGGCTCGTGCGCTCCGTGCCGAACGTCAACGGCCGATCCGGATACACGGCCGTCCTCAAAGTCACCGATCCATCGCAGACGCAGAACGTCCCGGTAACTGGCCCGGCTGCCGGAGGAGCTCGAGAACGGGCGCAGCTGCTCGTCCTGTCCGGGGTTAAGTCCTACACCATCCACCCCTGGCAGAGCACAACGCCTACCCCAGCTGCAGGCTTCGCTACCCTCGCGGCCTCGCAGGCGCATGGAAACGCGCAGACCCCGCTCACCGACTGGCGTGCTGCGGGCGCGGGCTGGCAGTCAGGGGCCCACTCGTCGCAGGAATCCTGGTCGTCCCTGCTCTCGTCCTTCGTGACCGCGCCTCCGGTCGCCTCCGGAGTCGCCGCTTGGACCTGGATCGACCTGGAGCCGGATCCTGAGGCCCCTGCCGAAGAGGCGGCCAGCGGCATCGAGGTGCACGGCAGCGGGAGCGCCCGAGTTTGGGTGCACGAGTCCCCTCAGGACGTGCCTGCGCAGATGCGGGCCATGCCGTCCGGCTACCTCTCCATCGACGCGATGGTCGGGCAGCGGGGCTTCCTCGTGGCACATCGGGGCGGCTCGGCCTCGTGGCCGGAGATGAGCATGCGCGCCTACACGAACGCCGTCGCTCACGGGGCCGGCGCCCTGGAGGTATCCACGCACAGGACCAGTGACGGCGTGTGGGTTCTGGCCCACGACCAGAACCTCAAGCGCGTGGATCCGTCTGCCCCGGACACCCCCATCGCCCAGATGACCTGGGCTGAGGTGCAGCGGTACCGGACTGCGGGGGAGAGGATCCTTCGCGTGGAGGAGTATCTTGAGGCCTACGGCCGCTCGCACGTCACCGTGCTGGACCCGAAGTACTCGGCGGCCCAGTGGGCCGACCTTGCCTCCAAGCTGCCCGCCGACGCCAAGAACCGTGTCATCTGGAAGAGCGCGGGTGACGCTACCTGGCTGGCCGCGCAGTGGAAGGCCGCTGGCTGGAGGTGCTGGGGGTACGCCTACGCCCAGCACGCCTCTGACGGCAGCCTGTCTAAGTGGGCCCCGTCGTGGGACTACCTCGGGTTCCCGCGGGACG